CACCAGCCCCGGCCGGTTGACGCCATCTGCCACATCATCTGTGTGATGTGCTTGGCTGGCACCGTCCCGCTCAGCAGCGTTTCGATATGGGTAGATGTGTTCGGGCATTTGATCTCGATCATGCCCAGATCACCGATGAGCCCATCCGGGGATGCGCCTGACATCTTGACGGTCGGGTGGTCGATGAACCCCACCTCCGCCACATCGACATCGTGCCGGAAGCAATAGGCGATCCGCGCCTCTTCCTCGGTGTCGATGCCATGCTGCATGGCCGCGTTCACGAACGATGACTCCACCTCGCCGGTCAGCCGCTCGCAGACGAGCTGGGCGAGATAGTTGGCCCGGCTCGCGCTCGGCCCTGATTTGGTCTTGGCGATGACATCAGCGACGCGCGATGCGGTCACTTTCCCGCATCTGGCGGCCATCCAGTCATCGGTGCGCTGGAGCATCACGCTGCTTTCCTTTTTGCTTCGAGCGCGGCCAGCGCCTGCTGGTATTGCGCAGCCGGGATCGCCGACAGCGTGCGGACCTTGAGGTACTTGCAGAACCGCGGGATATCCGCGCCGGCCTCTTCGGCCATCGCCTGGAGGTTGGCTGCCTGATCCTCGGTGATGAAGGCGGCGGCGACCTCATGCGTCGTAGCGTCTGCGTCGTTGTCGCCCTCGGTGGGTATGGCAAAGGCTTGGAACGCCGCGTATTTGTAGGCGGCAGACATCGCCTTGTTCGTTGCCTTGTCGCCGCTGTCCATCGCCTCGCCGAAGGTCCGAACAGTGTGCTTGGAACCGTCTGCGACCGCGACGAAATCGAACTCGGCTTCGAGGGTGACGTAGAACAGAGCGTTGCCCTTGGCGCTCCGGCGCTCGACAACATCGCGGCTGAGCATCCGGGGCAGGATGCAAAGCCCGTGCTGCGACAGAAGCGGCGCGAGGACATTGTACACGTCGTCGATGCCGCGGAACTTGTAGTTCGCGCCCGGCTGACTGTTCGTGCGGTCCTTCGAGATGCCGGTCCGCGCAAGTTCAGCCTGGACCTTCGCGATGGCCTCATAGACCTTCGGCGTAGTCATAGAACCTCCCTCCGCTGCACCCCCGGAAATTGCAGCGGGTAGAGGGGCCGTCGCTAGGCGATCCGGGGCGGCTTGGGTGGTCATGCGTTGGCCAAATCGTAATCAGAGGGATCGCCATCGCCGCGGCACTTGCCCTGATCGTCGTAGAGATAGGTCGTCGTGGATTCTCTCTCGTGCTGGCTTTTCGGGTTCTGGTAATTGCAGACCACGGCCCGGCGTTTGGTGTTGCCGACAGCCTTTTGCCACGGATCTTGCGGCATCAGGATCGCGGGCCGTCCTCCGACCGTGACTAGCTTGCCAGACCAATCGATCATCTCATTCTCCTGGTATTACTTCGCCTTCGCCCGTTCGAAATCATCACGGGCTTTGCGGTAAGCGAGATCGTCATGTGCTATTGATGCGTCGACCATGCGGTCATAGGCGGCGAGCATGTCCCGGCCCTTGCGGAGCGCGGCGACAGTATCGGCGCTCACCAGCTCAGGGCGGATGATGGATTGAGCGTTCACGCCGCATCCCTCCACCACTTGACCGGCTTCCCGAACACCCGAGACATCATCTCGTCAGTGGCAAGGTCATCCCGGTAGCCGTTGGTCTGGACGATCCAGAAGCAGGCGTTCTTGGTGGCTTCGGACATTGCCTCAGAAGCGTCGTCGCACTCTCCAAACCGATCCTCGAAGATCTGGTGCAGCAGCTTCAAGGCGTGCTCGTCGGAGAGAGCGTCGAAGGGGGAGAGGATTTGCTCGTCGGTCATGCTACCTCCACTTCGGCGGCAACGGGATTTTTTCGTCGTGCGGACGCCAGATGTGCAGACAAAATGGGTGCACACTGATATGATCTTTGGTTGTGACGTGGAGCTGGAAAGCCACTTCGTCATCGCTAAAAAACAGCCGCTTGATGTGATCCATCTCGCCCCAACTCGGCGTCCGATTGCTGCGGCTGATCGAGACATGATCCCAGCCTTCGCCAGTGGCGGCCATGACGGCGAGAGGCTGGCGATCGAACGGAGATGGCACCTTGAAGCAACCACCGGTATCGTCGCCATCAGCGCCCAGCGCGCGCTCCCACTGACGGTCACGGTACTGGTTCAGTTCGCGGAGCCGACGCATCACCACCTCCCCGGCAGACGCGACACGACATCGACACCGAAAGTCTCCAGCGCGATCACCGTGAACAATCCCAAGATCCCCGCGCAGAGCAGGATGAAGCAGCTCGACACGATGGCCTGATCACAGGCCCGCTCGATGCTGTCGTGCCATGCCCTTACCCGCTGGACAGCGATCTTGGCGCGCCGGGAGAACGACAGGGTAGCGTCCTCCCGGCGCTGACCCGCCGGGGGAGCGGGGTTCGGAAAGTCGAATGGCGTTTGCATCTCAGCGCCCCTCGGCGCGGGCGATGGCGGCGCGCAATGCATCGCCACTATCCAGCTTGATGCCGAGTTCGCCCTCGGTATTGGCGATGTAGTTCAGCGCCTTTTTAGCCGCCTCAAGTAAATCCGGTGTGGCGGCTGCGAGACGGCAGTTATGCTCCGCCATCTCGTGGAGGAAATGCACCGGCTTGCTGCGGCCGCCATTCAGCACACTAGCCTCGGCGGGGTGGGACATTGTGTAGAAGTCCGCGATCGTATTGCCGACCGACGATACGATGTAATGACCGTGGAACTCTGTGGCTGGCACGTGTTCCCAAGGTCCAGGCGTATGCCCTACTTCACTCATCTCCACCCTCCATGCGGCGGCTTATGGGGAGGAATGTGCATTAGACGCACATCCATGTCAACCGGGAAAGTGCATCACACGCACATTATTCTTCCGCCGCCCGAATCAGCGCGCATCAACGCCGATCGTCGCTGGTAGCCGTGGCGCACAAAAAAGCCCGGCGTTTAGGCCGGGCTGGTTGGGGTGTTGATGGCGGCGCGGTTAGCCGTTCGTGCCCGTTTCCCGCACGAATGCCTCAAGGATCTTGATCGCCTTCTGCCGGTCCCGCGTCGGGAGCCGATCGAGAAGATCCACAACCTCCGCCGGGGTGCTGCCCGGCGGCCTCGATATCAGGTCAGTCTCGTCGCAGCCGTACATCTCGGCCAGGAACTCAAGCAGCCTCTGGTTGTATGGCTGCTCGCCGCGCTCGATTTTCCCGAGCTGCTGATGGGTGATGTGCAGCTCCTCGGCGACCTGAACCAAGGTCTTGTTGCGGTGCTTCCGCCACTCCCGGAGATAGGTCCGCCTCATGTGCATATGATGCACCATACCCCATATCTTCGGGGAGGCTTCATTACGCACATTAAGGCTTGACGAGAATGTGCGTGTAATGCACATTTGGGACATGAAGCTCTCCGACTATCTCAATTCAGAAAATCTGACGGACGCGGCCTTAGCCGAGCGCATCAAGGTCGATCGGTCAACCGTGACCCGCCTACGCGGCGGCCAGATTCCCTCGCCTGAGGTGATGAAGGAGATAGCGCGCGTGACGGACGGCATGGTCACGCCAAACGACTTTTACGACCTGCCAGCCTCCGCGGCCGGGATGGCGGCGTGACGGTGCTACATGCCTCGTCTGATCGGGGTGGGCTTTGCCTGCAATACCTCGGCTTGGGCGATTGCTCGCCGAGCGTTGGCGATGCTGGCGAGCAGATGATGAAGCGACGCGGCGAAGCGCAGGTCCTCGCCTCCGCTGCGCAGGAAGATGTGCGCCGTCCCGCCTTCGATTTCGACCCGGATCGGCTCGGATACCAGAAGCTCCACGTCAGCCATTTCGACTCTCCCCACCAACGGCTGCAGCATGAATTTCCAAGCTGCTCCCCGTCTAGGCGGAAAGATGGTGCACGGGAATTTAACTTACCGGGGTCAGCCGCATGACCATCCCCACAGAACGCAAAGCAACAGAACGGAGGCGGGGTCAATGACACGGGAGATCGCCATCGCCTTGTCCGCCATCGGACTCAGCACGCTCGTCTGCGCCCTGATCTACGCCTGGGAGAAGCGGAAGTATCCCGGCGACTATTTCACCCGCCACTTCCCCGACGCTCCTGAACCTAAGGCTGAGCCTGTCTCTCCCGAGGAGGAGGTCCGGCTGCTGGAGGGTGTTTTCGATATCCATGGAGAGACTTCTAAATGACGCAGCGCAACAAGGTCCTCCCGTCCGGCAAAAGGTTAACGGAAGAAGACGCCCGCCGCGCGCTCTCCTTCGGGCTTTTGCGTCTCACATCGGAACACGGGCCGTCGCGCGTTGGCCTTGAGGCGGGATGCGACGAAAAGACGATCCGGAACGCGCGCGATCAGAAATCGACGCTTCGGCTCGATCTCGCGTTGAACCTGCTTGCCCTTGAGCCAACCGCGCTTGACGAGCTGTTTGCGGAGATAGGCTTCAGGCTCTCCCCGCTCCATTCGTCCTCGGCCAATGACCTGCACACCGCCGCCGGCCTTCTGGATGGCGCGTCCGAGATGATCCGGGCGCACGAGGATGGCGACCGCAGCCGGGCGGAAACCATCCGCATAGCCGACAAGCTGCGGCCGCACTTGCCCGCCGCCTTGGCGATCGTTCGCGAGGCCGACGAAATGCGCGGCGTAACATCTTTCGCGGCGCGCGCCCACAACGCGCAGGACGTTGCGTGAAATCCGAGGCCATAGGAGGGGCTATGTCCGTTGAGCGCAAGAACTGGTCTCCAGAAGAAACCGCCTATCTCATTCGCGCGGTAGACCAAGGGCGATCGGACGCTTTCATAGCCGAAGCTCTTGGGCGCGCCCAATCTGCGGTCATCAGCAAGCGCCAGCACATGGGCCTGCTGACGAAAGCGATGTCTCCGCGAAAGATGCCCACGCTTCGAGCGGTGCCTGATGACTGGGCGCAGGTCGCGCCGACCATGTACTGCATCGGGCTGCGCAAGCATTACGGCACAAGCTTTGACGCTATCGAGCGGTGGGCGCGCGAGACTGGCATCCAGCCCATGCGAGCTGAGGGTCCTCGGCGCGTCCCCGCAGATTGGGCGGAGCGATGCTCCTGTACGACCCGCTCTGAATTGCAGACGGTCTATGGCGTAGGCGAGACTACCATCGCCCGATGGGTTCGAGAGTCGGGGGTTTATCCGTTGGGCCCGAAGCGGCAGAACCCTCGCCGCAAGTGGAACCCGACCACACAGAAGGCGATCCTCGTCCAGAATATCGACACCAGCCTCGTTGGCCGGGCCGCTCAATATCTCCGCAAGTGGATGCCGGTCTACAACGCCAGCGTCGCCGACCCCAAGGCGTCCAAGGATGAATGGATCTGCGGCCGCACCCGCCTCACCACTCAGGATCTTATCGCCAAGGCTGAAAGCAAGGGCTTCGATCCTCGCGAATGGACGAGGGCGGCATGATCGAGGAAATCCAAGGCCCACCCTGTCCGTTCCGCGCGGTCGGCTTCACGTCGAAAGCCTGGCTCCACAAGCTGTCGCCGGCGGGGCAAGCCATCATTGCCGAGCATAACGGCGTTCCAGTCGACAGACTGCCGTTTGCTTATCGCTATTCGTCCGGTCCGTACATGCACGCGTGGATGGAGGCTTTGGGTTCGCGGAAAGCCAACGGGCAGCCAACCCGCCATGAATCGGGCCGCTGGCTTCTGCCGGAGGAGTTGGCCGCATGACCCTCAAACAATGGCTCGCCCAACGCAAGCTGGCCCGGATCGTCAAGGCCAAGCGCGAGAGCTTTGAGGTCAAGCTTTTCGCGAAGAACCGCGCTGCCCAGCTAAAACGGAGCCGCGTCGGTGCTTGATCCCAAGCCCTCCAACAGCATCGAGCTGCCTTTGCCGCCGCGCGAGCTGCACCCCAACGCGCGCCCGCATCACATGGCTAAGGCACGGGCAAAGAAAGCCTATCGGGAACAGGTATTCTGGACCGCCAAGAGCGCCCACATCAGCGCGCCACGAGGCGACGGCGACATAGCCATACGG